CATCCTGATTTGCAGCTCCCATACCATATTGCTCTCTCAACTGAGCAAAGTAGTATTCCTTTTCCTGTGGCGAGCCGTTGCGTAAGATGTTATCCGCTTGCAATAACCCGCTAATGGCTTCACTAGGTTTAATGCCTAGACCGTTTATCGTATTAAGGTACGGCTGTACTACCCGTTCCATCTCATCAGCGTACTGAGCTTTAGAGATAAGCGGCTCAACACCAGCCCTCATCTGCTCTTCACGTTGCCATGCGTATTCTTGTAGTTTTGGCGAGGCCGCCGCCCATTCCTCGTGGTAGTCCTTCTTCCATGATGCAGGCGCTCTTTGCCATACTGGAGGCTCTTCTACTACTTCTGGAGCTTCTACAGGTATTGTTGGCGCGTACTTGCCATCAGCACTGCGTACTCTCTCAGCCTTTGGCTCTGTCTCTAATTCATCAAACTGCTGTGCTAGTAGTTCTTTTCTGTCTATTACGTTTGTATCGGGTACTGACTCTGGCATATCCATTTATTTCTCCCTGTGGGGGTTATTGGTAAACCTTTGGTTATCTCGCATACGATCCAGTAGCTTGTTGGCCTGATTATGCGACATATTTGCTAATTGTGCGCTTAATACTTCTCTGCGTGTATCTTTTACGACAGGTGCGCGGCTTGTCATAGTCTCGTTACCGACCTCAAAGCAGTTATGCTTCCTTAGATGCTCACGGTGCATAGCCCTGCCAGTAATCATTGTGCCATCAGCCATACTCTTGTAAGGAGCTATGTCAGGCATGATGTAGACCTTAGCATCATATTGCTCTGCGCCTACCTCTACAGCTTCCCCGTCTATATATACCCAAGACTGTCTCATGATTGCCCCAGAACAATAGCTACTTCAGTATTAGCGGCCTCTTCTGCCTCACGCACCTTATCTACCTGTGCCTTTGCGCCTATCTCTGCGACCATGATGCGAGTAGATGAGTCTAGTTGTGCTTTGTAGCGATTAAACTGATCTAGGTACTGTAGCTCCTGCATCTTCATCTGTTGGCGCATCTGTTCTAGCTGTGCGTCTGCCTGTAGCTTCATCTGCTCGATCTGCATATCTGCCTGTACTCGTGCTTGTTGAGCCTGTACGTCAATCTGTGCCTTCATCTGTGCGGCTTGTGCATCTGCTTGCATTTTCATCTGTTCAGACTGTTGCTGCGCTTGCATCTTCATCTGCTCAGGGTCAGGCTGCGGCTGTTGTGGCTGCTGTGATGCTGCCTTCATCTGTTCCAGTGCGGTATCTAACGTGCCTTCAATCGGTTCTGCTTGCTTAAACGCACCTATGCCGAACTTCATGACCTCTACCAGCATTGGTATCATCTCAGGTGACTCGCGGCCTACAGGTAAGGCTTGACCTAAGAAGCCGCCAAACGCTGTTAGGAACTCTACACGGTTACGCTTGTTCTGATCTTCATCCAATTGCACCAAACTGTCAGCCTCGACATCTATTCTAAAGTTAGCTAGTGGCGAGTCTTTAAGAAGCTCTATAGCCTGTGGTATCAACTGCTGATCTGCCTCAGACATCTGTTGTGCAGAAGCGTACTGCAATAGAGTCTGCGGCTGGAACTTGGTACACATGATCTGCGCCTTGAGCTTAATCAGGCTAGACGCAAACAGTGCTACCTCTTCCTGCATTGCTCTTAATCTAAGCCCGGCATACTGGCCTTTGATCTGTTGAGCAGTTGCGGTCTCGCTTGCACTGGTCTGACCCCTGATAATGTCAGATATGCCTGTAATCTCGTAGATTTGACTCTTTATGTCCTCTCTTGCCCGGTAGCAGTTGATGAGCGTACTAGCTATGACATCTAGCGGTAGGATGTCGATACTACCCTTCAGCCCACCCTTTTCACTGAATGCCATCCACTTATCCACAGGTATCAGAGTATTATTGTCTCCCTCTGTCAGTAGACGTTGTAGCGTTGGCTGGCTTGCGTCATATACTCCTCGTACCCTTAGAGCCTTGACCAGACCGTCAATTCTGTCGCTCAAAATGTCCAGCTCAGTAGCCTGATCTTGATACAGCACGAAGTCAGGTACAGGCACTAGAGAATCAGAGGTTAAAGTAGCGTACAAAGGCTTACCGCAGGGGAAAAAGCCTTCTACCTCGATAGGGTCATCACGCTCGTCTATGATGTAGTTGCTGTTCTTGCTAAACCAGTAGACCTTGCCGCTTTCCTTATCCCATAACTCACATATCTTAGCGCGTGTATGCTCTTTGCTAGACTGACCGTAGGAAGTTAGTGTCTGTGGGCCGCTGTCCAAAGGTATCTTCTTTGCAGACTCCTCGCCAAAACGCTCTATAAGCGCCTCTCGCGTCATGTAAGCCCAGCGCCATACAACCGTGACCTCTTCCCATGTACGAGCTACTGAGTGACCAAAGTCCTTCCAGTGAACGTAGTCTGTAGGAGCGCATTCGTACTCGATCTCTTCATAGGTTTCTGGGGTGTCACCTTTCGTTACATCCTTTTCATCAGCGTCCTCAGTAACCTGTAGCCCATCTTCTGGCATATCACGCTCAATTAGATGCGGCTCGTAGCGTACCCATGCGACACCACGACCGCCAAGAAAGCGATCCTGCACCGCGTTCTTCATAGTCGCTCTGAAGTCTGGGTAATGCTCAATCTCGTAGTCAATAGCTCTCTGAATGATCTGTGAGGCAACACGACCTACTTGGTCATTGTCTCCAAACCTTCTCGATACGTCAGCCATAGGCAGCTTAGAATAGACTGCTGGGACTAGAGTCTGTACGTTTGACCAGAGAATATTAAACTTTGCCGTCTCGTTAGAGTTCTGGCTGCGGTTATCATCTCTGTAGCGTTTGACGATCTTTGCAGAACGAGCCTCCCACTTCTTGAACTCGTTGTCGTATGCGCCGATTACGTTCAGATATTTCTCAATTGGAGTTTCGGTCATTTTCTGTCCTGTTGTCTAAGTGCTTCAGCTATTGCTTGAGGGTCTAACATCCCGCCAACACCTACGCCAGCAAGAATGTCTGCTTCATGTCTACGCATTGGGTCAAAGGCTGCAAAGCGTGAACGGATGTTTGCTGGGTTAAAAACAGCATAATGATTTGCAGGTAAATCTACCCGACCAACGGCATCGTCTAAGTTTTTAATTTGTGCAACATCATTACCTGCGTATTTTGACTGTCTCAAAAATTGGTTAATATCGTTTTCAGCATAAGGAAATGAATTTCCACCAGCATCCATAACACTAGAGTTATTAGTATTTATCCGCAAAGGCATAATATTTTGCCCGTTTAGTGGGTTTGCTTGGTTAGCCGACTCCAATTCTTCAGCCTTTGTTACTAAATTTTCATACTTATCCCAATTACCAGTCCTTTGAGCAACTTTTCCTTGAAACTCAGCATCTTTTAGTATTTTTGCAATTGGAGCTTCATTTGCCGCATATTCAGCATATCCCCTTGCTACCGTTGGATTATCAACTGTCCAAAAGGCTTGCTTTGCGCTTTTTGCTCCAGTAGAAGAGCCTCGCATGGCGGGGTCTATTTGCTCAATTGGTAAATTAGCCCCATGATAAACATCATCAGGAAACATACCCGGAGCGTTAGCTCTGTCTATATAGGTATTATTTGCTGGCAGTCCTAGTCCACCCTGATCTACTGGCAGGGCAGCATTGCGCTGGGCTGTGTCGTGCAGTATCTCGAACTCTGTCTTAGGTCGTTGCGGCATAGACGCACCTTCTGGTACTGCACTCATTCTAGGATTAAGCGCAGCCCTACCGATACCAGTACCAGTCTCGATCTGTCTAGCACCCTCTCTCAGTGCAGCCTTACCTAGCCCCTTAGCCGCTGGCATCATTGCACCAGTGACTCCAACAAGGTCAACTACTTCTGGTCTTAGCGTTGTAGTCTGTCCTCTGCCTGTAGTTATGCGTCCACCGTAGCTTAGATCGTCTAGCAGTCTGTTGACGTTCCTAAGCGGCAGCAGATCGCCACCACGCATACCGCCAAATAACGGATCGCGCTCAGGTACTACATATCTGTCGGCTTGATCTGATAAATAGCCAGCAGCGTCAGCAACAGCGCCAAAAAACCTATTACGAGGCTGTTTAGTTACTGAGTCTTGCCTAGCAAGAGCTTTGGCTAGTTGTTTAGGGCTTGGCATTATGCTGAGAATATGCCTACAGCCATAACCTCAACACCTGCTCCTGTCGTTACTTTCCATGCACCAGTAGTAGATGCAGCGTTGATCTCGATC